GGGCATGGGCGGACCTGAAGACACTGAGCTAGCTTCAGACATGGATGAATTACGAGCTTTTGGATTTCAGCTTATTGGTGAAGAACCCCCTGAGAACTGGCAAGCTGGTTTACCAAGAACGGATAATTTACCATAAATATAATATATGGCTAGAAATACTATGCAGCAGGCAATGCTGAACAAATCAAGGGCTGATAAGTTTTTATTAATTTTTGATATACCGCCTATTTTAAAAGATATTAATAAAAATTTTACCCAAGACCAAAGTAATACAACAATTATTAGAGACACTGTACAATTTTCTATTTATGGAGCTGCTGTCCCAGCAATAACTGTTCCAGCAGAAGTAGCACGTTATGCTGGAAGTACATTACATGTTTCTTCACACTCTAAAGACCCCTTTCCTCCTGTAACAGTAAACTTTAAGGTTGATAATGAATATAGAAACTATTGGGTGATGTATCAATGGTTAAATTTACTGCATAGTCAGTACGAAGGTAGGTATAATGAAAGAGAGCTGAATCAAAATGAACCTCCAGATTTTAGAGATTATCAGACAGATTTAACCATATACGGTAAAGATGAATTTAATAATAGTAGAATAAAATTTACTTATACAAAGGCTTTTCCTACTACTGTTGAGGCTATTGATTACAGTTATCAAACTCCTGAAGAGATTACATCAGGATTTACATTTGTTTACTCCCAACTTCACACAGAAGTCATGAATTTTTGAATTATTTAGTTGAAAAAGGATAAATAATTTTATGGCACAGCGTACGATTAACTCACCTGGAGTAGAAATTAGAGAATCAGATCTTTCACTTACGGCACCGGCAAATGTAGGGACAAGTGTATACATAACCGGCTTCGCACAACAAGGACCCATTGATGAAGTTCTTTTAATCTCTACCAAACAAGAACTTGTACAGATATTTGGACCGCCGACAAACTCCGCAGAAAGATACTTTCACCACTCAATTAGTGAATTATTAAATTCACCAGCAACTGTTTATGCAGGCCGCTTGCCATACGGTGATGGTAACGGAGACGGGTTTGGTTCTAAATATTCTGCTCTTGTATACCCGGTTACAGCTGCTAATTACTTAACAGAGGCGCAGTATTTGTCAGCTGTTGAAGGTGCATTTACATGGCAACAATACGGAACAAACACATATAATATATATTCCGGGTTGGCCGACTCCGAGGACATTTCCGGGTTAGGTTATGGTGGTATCGTAATTCTAAACAAAGCACAGACCACTATAAACCAACAGTATGAAGGGCTTTATGTTGGCTTAACCGATAATGCAGTTTCTAACCCTGCCACAAATTTTGTCGCAATTACGGGAGCAAGAACTGTTGCAGCAGAAAGCTCCACAACCAC